CGTATCAAAGATTTATATACAACAAAAGGTACAATTGAATCATATAAGTTATTGTTTAGAATATTATATGATGAAGATGTTGAAGTAAACTTTCCTGCAGATCAAATGCTCAAAGTTTCTGATGGTGATTTTAGAATAGACAGATATCTAACAACACATCATGATCCTAGAGCATACTCATTTATAGGAAAAACTATTAAGGGAACTGATAGTCAAGCAGAGGCCTTAGTAGAAGATGTTAAGAGACTTGTAGCTAAAAGCAGAGACATTGATCAAATACTTTTATCAAATGTAAAAGGTTCTTTCAATCATTTAGAAGCAATTCAACTAAAAGATTCACCTGCGAGTGGTGGCTACGCACCAATTGTTGAGTGTGGTATTCGTAAAGTTACAATTACAACAGGTGGAGGCCAATATGAGAAAGGTGATATTGTAGATATCATATCATCAAAAACTGGTGCATTTGCAAAAGCTGTTGTTGTTGATACGAATGACTTACAGAGCAAAGTTAACTTTACAATAGTAGATGGTGGCTCAGGTTATGTTGATACAGAACAAGATCAAGATTTATCAACTTTAGATTTAGGCGCAGGCACAATAGTAGAATATATAGGTGGGGTTGGAACATCTCCTGCTACATTTAAAATATTATCTGGTGATATAACAGATACTTTTTCACTCAGTCAAAATACAAATAAGTTTGGATCAAATACAGTTTTTGGTGCAACTGCACCTCGAGTTGCATATAGAGACACTTCATTAGGTATTATGAACACCCATGCAAATACTTTACTATGCTCACCTGATTTTGGCTTTAGAGAGTCTAATGAGTCTCTAATATCAAGTAGAGATTTCAGAACAAATGCAAACGCTGTTATAGTTCTTCATAATACTAGTGATCCGGGTGTTGTAGTTGGCGATAGTTTATTTGGTGTAACTTCTTCTGCTAATGCTATAGTCAAAGGAATTCGTAGAACATATAATGCTACACTAGATAATGTTGTTCTTGCAGTAGATACTTTCAAAAACTTTCAAGCAAATGAAACTGTAAAGAAGTCAACATCAACAGGTGCTACAGTAGGAACAATAAAATCAACAGGTGGTTTCTTTGCAAACACGATAGGTTATCATGTTGTTCAAGTTGCGAATACTGATGGAGGTGGAGGTATAACACAAGGTGATGAAATAGTAGGTATGCGTAGTGGCGCTTTTGGTGTTGTAAAAAAGATATTAAATATTACAGCTAGTAATCAATATGATCATGATGGTGATAGCACTCCTGATAGAAAAATTATTACCATGCAAGTGACAGCAAATACCACAGCAAACACAACAAGTCAATTTGATGCTGGCCCAATGAGAGCATTTTTAGAAAAAGAAGGCATAAGAAAAGTTAACAGTTCTGTTGTTGTAGGAAATAATGTTTCACAAACTTCTAATTCAGTCATAGAAAATATTCATACAACTTTAAATAATTCTTTAACATTCGTAAACAGAGCAGTAGGAACAATCGCAAGATTATCAAATAGAATTGGTGGCCAGAATTTTACAAAAGCACCTAAAGTTAGAGTAGAACATAGAAATGTGGCCGCTTTAGGAATTGGTGAAGCTTATCTTACTGTACAATATGACAATGCTAATTTTGGTACAGGTGTTAATAGCATAACTGCACTTGATACTAATGATAGATTAGAGCAAGCATCAACAGGTGCAAAAGCTAATATCATGGCTGTAGGGCAAACAATACAACATGCAAACACAACATATGAAACAGTTCTTAGAGTTTGGCAAGATCAACTACAAAGAGAACCAGGAGGAATTAATTGGGCTGTAGGAACGTCAGCAACAAAACATTTTACAGATGCAAGTCAAGGCACTCTTGCTGGAACAGGTGCAATTAATATAGTAAGTATAAGAGATGAAGGTGTGCTAGGAAAGAATGCAAATATTAGTGCAGATATAGGTGCTAATGGTTCTATCAAAACAGCTAGAGTTATCGATTCAGGTTTTTCATACAAACCTAAAGAAACAATTACATTCTCCTCTTCCGGTAGAACAAACGCTATTCAAGCTCAAGGAATATTGACAATAGATAATATAGCGAATGCAGAAGGATATTATGCATCAACAAGAGGACATATATCATCAGCTAGAGGATTTATACAAGATAGTAATTTTTATCAAGAGTTCTCATATGAGATTGCGGCTTCTATCGCTTTGACTCGATACAAAGATATTGCACTAAGATTGATACACCCTGCAGGGCAAAAGTTTTTCGGAAAATTTAAAGTTTCTACAAATGCAATGAATCAATCAGTAACAACAAGTAAAATACGAACAAGAAAAGTTGCAACAGGTACAATCGCTATTAACAATAATGCAAATACAATAACAGGAACTGGTACGCAACTTACTACAGAATTTGCGAATGGAGATACGATAATAATTGGGCCAGTTAGCAATGTCTTTTATTCAGCACGACTAAATATAGTCGATAGTGCAACTAGTGCCAATCTCTCTGTGAATTGGACACATGGTGATATAACAGGAGCGAATGCTCATTATTTTTCAGGAACGGTATCATAATGACTTCTTATGCTAGTAAAGAAATGAACATCATGGGTGCAAAAGCTTTCGTTGATTCTGTAAATGAGTCTGACGGAAGAAGCACAAAGAACTCAACAATACTTTATGCTGTTCTAGGTAAAAGCACACATTGGCCTAACGAACCAAATGCTCCTACAGCTACAGAAACAATAAAAGACAAGCATTATGATTTATGGAAAAATGCTATTGGTGCTAAAAAGATAAACTCTACAGATGTAAGTCATGTGATTCCTAGAAATGATTGGACTACAGGTAGAGTTTACCCAATGTATAAACAAACAAATATTAATTTATATACATCTAACTTTTTTGTTTTAACTGATCAGAATAATGTATATAAGTGTTTATATAATAATAAGGGTGGAGTATCAACAGTAAAACCAGCAGGTTTTTCTACAACACCTTTTACTACATCAGATGGTTATACTTGGAAGTATATGTACACAATCAGTTTAGGATTAGCAAATAAGTTTTTAACAGCATCACATATGCCAGTACAAACATTGTCAGCTAGTGATGGTTCTACTGAACAAACTAATCAACTTGCAGTTCAAAATGCATCAGTGAATGGTGCGATACATGTTATTGAAACAAATGATGTAGGCTCGGGTTATGGTATGTTGAATAGTACTGCCGTTGTAGGTGCAACGTCAACTACAATTCAGTTAGCACAAGGTAATCCATCTTCAGTAGATAATCATTATAATGGTGACTCAGTTTACATTCAGTCAGGAACTGGACTAGGACAACTAAGAAGAATTGTAAACTATGACGGAGCTTCTAGAACGCTTACAACAAATACAGGATTCTCAACAACACCAGATACGACATCTACAGTTCTTATCTCACCAACAGTAAACATTGTAGGCGATGGTGTTGGAGCTTTAGCTTACTCACTAGTAAATACAAATGGTAATATTTCAAATGTAAATGTTATCGCAGTGGGTTCTAAGTACACTCATGCAAAAGCATACATCTCATCAAACACAGTTCAAGGTACAGGCGCTACTGCTAATGTAATTATATCACCTATCGGTGGACATGGTAAAGATCCAATCAGAGAACTTGGTGGTAATAAAGTTTGTTTGAATGCACAGTTTAAAGGTAGTCAAGGTGTTTCATCAACAGGTGCTGGATATATTCCTGCAAATACAGAGTTTAGAACAATAAGTATACTCAAAGATCCTATTCTTAAAGTTAATTCTAACAATGCTATTATGACAGAAGCAATCGCAAATACATCTAACAGTGCAGATACACTAAGATTAACAACAAGATTAAATATATCATATCAACAAGTCATAAATAATGTAGCACAAAATCAATTTCAAATTGATGATGAGATAACTAATGAAAGAATGAGATTGAATGCTGAGAATGGAACGATTGGATTTATTACTGAGTTAAATGCGGCCGCAAGACAAAGTGCTTCGGTAGCACAAGCATCAAATGGAGCAAATGGAACTATAGTTTTTATCAAAGATGATGAGTTAATTAGTGATACATCGTTCTTTAATATCTATCTAAATAATGTAGATAGTTATGGCAATCATGTTGCTTTTACAAAGAATGATATTTTGTTAAAAAGAGGAAGTTCTACAAAAGTTGCTACTGTTTCAACAATATCTGGCCCAGAAGCAAACACATATTCAGGTGAATTTATACATGTAGAAAACTTTCAAAAAGTTGATAGGGCAGTAGATCAAACTGAAGATATAAAAGTTATACTAGATTTTTAAAGGTAAAGTAGATGGCACTCGAAACAAATTTAAACCAAAGTCCTTACTATGACGATTTTGATGAAACAAAAAATTATAATAGAATTTTGTTTCGTCCTGGCTTTGCTGTACAAGCTAGAGAATTAACTCAGCTACAGACAATATTACAAAATCAAATTGAAAGATTTGGTAATGAAATATTAGTAGACGGAACAATCGTTACAGGTACTGCACTAAAGATAGAAGATATTGACTTTGTAAAACTCAGAGATAAAGATGCCAATAATAGAGTTGTTCTACTTACAGATTTTTTCTCAAGTGGCGCAGTAGCTAATGCTACTATTACAGGCGAGACATCAGGTATGACAGCACAACTAATAGATGTCGCTGATGGCTCCGAGGGTGCCGCTCCTGATCACATGACATTATTTGTAAAGTATACAAATTCAGGTACAAATAATACAACAAAAGCTTTCGCTGATAACGAGACAATCGTATTAAGAACTAGAACAGGTTCAAGTTTTATAGTTGCCGCTAATACGATTACTTCTAGTTCAACTGGTTTAGGTACAAGAGCATCAGTATCAGATGGTGTTATTTTTCATAAAGGACACTTTGTACGAGTCGGCGCTCAGAGTCATATAGTAGATAAGTACAGCACATCGCCGTCAAAGAAAGTTGGCTTTCAAACAGTAGAGACATTAGTTAACTCAAATATTGATAGTAGCTTGACAGATAATGCTTCAGGCTCAACTAACTTTGCGGCACCAGGTGCAGACAGATTGAAACTACTTCCAACTCTAGCATCAAGAGTCACAGGTGCGGCTAACACTGCTACATTCTTTACAATAGCTGAACTCAAAGATGGTGTGCTTATCAGAAACAATGTACTCTGATATTGGTAAACACATTGCTCAGAAATTTCATGAAACATTGGGTAACTATGCAACAGAACCATTTACAATTCGTATTCGTGAGCATTTAAAATCTAGTGAAAACTTAGGTAGATATAATTCAGATGAAGGTGGTAATGCGAACAAACTCATAGCAGAAGTTGATAAAGGTATTGGTTACGTAAATGGCCAGAAAGTACATCTTATAAATCCAACACCATTAGAAATAGATAAAGCAACAGACTTTACAACAAGAGATGCAAGAGTATTAACACAAACTTTTGGTAATTATGTAATTGTAAATAATGTCGTAGGTACTTGGGACTTTCAAGGGCTTAGAGAAGTAAATTTACAAAATGTTGCTGGCACAGCTATAGCTAGTAGAACTTTTGGTAATACAACAATACCAGGAGGAAACTCAGCTACAATAGGTACTGCTAAAGTAAGAGGATTTGCGTATCATTCAGGAACAGCTGGAACTGCCTCTGGACAATTTAAACTGTATTTGTTTGATATAAGAATGAATACCGATAAAAACTTTGCAGATGTACGTTCAATATTTGAAGCAGAATCAACACATAATTCAGTTGCAGATATAGTTCTTACTAATGGTAATGCAGTTATACAAGAACCTAGCAATAACTTATTAGTTTTACCATTCTCAGCTTTAGGTACAAAAACATTAAAAGACTCTTCTAACAATGTTGATACACAGTTTGTTTTTAGAACAGAAAAGACTGTAAGTTTTGATGGAAATGCTCAAGCAACAGTTGCGGCTAATTCAGCCCACGCTGGTGGTGTTGAAACATTAAATGAAACTGGTAGTCCTTTATCAGCCGATAATGAAAGAAAAGTTATTGTCGTATTAAAAACTCCCGAAGTAACAACTGCCGCGAGAAAAGGACATATTACATCTTTTGGAACTAAGACAATAACAGGATCTGGTTTTACAAGTGGAAATACTTTTAAAGATTATTATCAAGTTGGCGATGTTATAAGACTGACAGATTCTACAGCCCCTTTTTCTGGTAGTGCAACAACAGAAGATCATATTATCGCCGCAATCAATACTGCAGGAACACAGATAACAACAGTTGATAATATTTCAGCAACAAGAAGTGGATTAGGAACTAGTGATGCTGTATCACATAGACAAGTATTTCCTAAAGGTTATATATTTGATACTTCTGCAAATGGTACAATATCTTCTGATGCCACATCACATACAATAAATCTACAGCAATCAAATACTTCACCTGCTACTGGAGATACTTTCACTGCTTCTGTATATTTTAATGTTCTACGTTCAAATGCTGTACAAACTGCAAAAACAATCAAGAAGAGTAGATATGTAAATATTAATACGCAAACACACTCAGCTACAGATAATGGCCCTTGGAGTTTGGGTGTTGCAGATGCTTTTAAAATAGAAGCAGTACATCTTGGTTCTAGTACTTCATCAGTAACTACAAGTGATACAGATGTAACTAGTCACTTTGATCTTGATACTGGACAAAAAGATGATATGTATGATGTTGCAAAACTTGTTAAGAAATCTACAAGTAGTCTCGATATAGAAGATAAAGCTATACTTGTTAAGTTCTCATTCTTTGAAAGAGATACATCACAAGGTATAGGATTCTTATCTGTAGATTCTTATCCAGTAGATGATTCGGTTGAGAGTGCAACAACAATAAAAACATTCGAAATACCTAAGTATAAATCACCTACAACAGGCAAGACATACGAACTACGTGACTCTATAGACTTTCGCCCAATAAAAGCAAATACATGTGATCCTACAACTACAGGTACGATTGCAGGTTCACCAACAAATCCAGGAGCAGAGAAAGCCTCGCCAAATACATTTGTAGTAGATGCATCTGGCGCACACATGGTATCACCTGATGAAAACTTTCAAGCAGATGTTCAGCAATACTTACCGAGAAAAGATAGAATTGTAATTACTGAAGAAGGTAAATTAGAAGCTATCAAAGGTATACCAGCCGCAACACCGAAAGTACCTGAAGAAAAAGCAAATGCTATGACACTAGGTGTTTTAGATATACCAGTATATCCATCACTATCTTCAAAAGTAGCAAGAGATAATGATAAAGGTTCATATGGTGTAAAACTTACACTAGAAAACAATAGACGATACACTATGAAAGACTTGAGAGGTATCGAAGAGAGATTGAAAAATGCTGAATACTATTCTTCTCTTAATGCTTTAGAAGCAAGTGTAAAGAATAAGCAACTATTTAACAGTTCTGGTTTTGATAGATTTAAAAATGGTTTCTTTGTAGAAAACTTTGATGGACACAATCTATCAGATTCAACTAAGAAGGGTTATAGAGCATCAATTGATAGAAACAAAAATCAATTACGTCCTTACTTCAAGAGAAGAGATATTCTCATGGAGAAAGATAAGTCGTTTACTTCTACAAATGTAACACAAACAGGTAACTTACTTACATTAGCCTATACACATACACCTTTCATAAATCAAAATAAAGCAAGTAAAGCAAGAAACCCAGTTCAAGAATTAACATTCAACTGGTTAGGTGAAATGACATTAGATCCACCTATGGACAATACACCTGATATTAC